TGCGTGAAAAGGTAATCGAGCAAAGGCTCGTTAAAGCAGTAAAAGGCTTGGGAGGAATTAGTCCCAAGTTTGTAAGTCCTGGCTTATCCGGTATGCCAGACAGAATAGTTTTATTGCCTGATGGGAAAGTTGGCTTTGTAGAAGTAAAGGCTCCTGGTAAAAAACCAAGAGCCTTGCAGGTAGTAAGGCATGAGAAGTTAAGGGCGTTAGGTTTTAAGGTATTTGTCCTTGATGGGGAAGAGCAGATTGGAGAGGTGCTTGATGAGATTGGAGGTGATGCCCAATGAAGTTCATACCACATAAGTATCAGCAGTTTGCTATTGACCATGTTTTAAATCATGAAGTAGCTGCCTTGCTATTAGATATGGGCTTGGGTTGAGGAAAGACAGTTATAGCCTTAACTGCTATTCAAGAACTCATGTTAGACAGGTTTGAGGTGTCAAAAACACTTATAATAGGACCACTTAGGCCGATTAGGGATACTTGGCCATCGGAAATAAGTAAGTGGGATCACTTAGGCGATTTGCGAATGTCGGTAGTAGTGGGCACTGAGCATCAAAGAAAAGCAGCTCTTGCTACAGAGGCTGAGATTTATGTTATCAACCGGGAGAATGTGGAGTGGCTTGTGAAGAACTATCCTTGGGACTTTGACATGGTTGTTATTGATGAGCTGTCCAGCTTTAAATCCTACAGTGCCAAAAGGTTTAAGAGCCTTTTAAAAGTGAGACCAAAGATAAAACGCATTGTAGGTCTTACCGGCACACCTTCTAGTAATGGTCTGATGGATTTATGGGCAGAGTTTAGAATCCTAGATTTAGGTAAAAGACTAGGTAGGTTTATTACAGGCTTTAGACAGAACTTCTTTACACCAGACAAAAGCAATCAGCAAATCGTCTTTTCCTACAAAGCGTTACCTGGAGCAGAGGAGTGCATTTACAAGCTAATCTCGGACATTACCATTTCCATGAAGTCGGTAGATTTCCTCGATATGCCCAAGTGCCTTATGAACACTGTAGAGGTTAGCCTATCTGAAAAGGAACGTGAGCTATACGATAAGCTCAAAAAGGACATGGTGCTTGCCGTTGATAGCGAAGAAATAGATGCGGTAAACGCAGCAGCTCTTAGCAATAAGCTTCTCCAAATGGCTAATGGCGCTGTCTATGGTGAGGACAAGAGCGTGATTGCTATCCACGATAAAAAGCTTGATGCCTTGGAGGACTTAATCGAAGGAGCTAATGGTAAGCCTGTCCTTATAGCGTATTGGTTTAAGCATGACCTAGAGCGTATTAAAAACCGCTTTAAGGTACGTGAGATTAAAGAAAGCCAGGATATCACAGATTGGAATAAAGGCGAAATACCTGTGGCAGTTATCCATCCAGCCTCTGCCGGTCATGGTTTAAATCTACAAGCCGGTGGTTCTACCCTCATTTGGTTCGGCTTAACTTGGAGTTTGGAGCTTTACCAACAAACCAATGCCAGACTCTGGAGACAGGGACAGAAAGATACCGTTATAATCCACCACATCGTCTCTAAAGGCACGATAGATGAGAACGTGATACTTGCCCTAGGCAGGAAGAATAAAACGCAGGACGAGCTTATAAACGCTGTTAAAGCAAATCTTAGGAGGTAGGAAGTATGGAAGATAAAGTAAATCACCCTAAACACTATACAAATGGCAAGGTGGAGTGTATTGATGCCCTAGAAGCTGCTACTACAGGCCTAATTGGTATTGAAGCAGTTTGTACGGCTAATGCCATTAAGTATCTGTGGCGGTGGAAGTACAAGAACGGAGTAGAAGATTTAGAAAAGGCCAAGTGGTATATAGATAGACTCCTAAAGGAGGTACATCATGCTAAGACCATATGAAGAATTAGCCAATGCTGTTGTTTTACAAGCTGTTGAAGATTATCGCAAGGCTGGGAAGGATATTGCTAAGGGTAAGAAGTTAGCTACATCCAAAGCCGAGCAAAGAAGAATAACTCGTTTTATTAAATCTAAATGGTTTACCATGCTGACGGAAGTCAGACCGGAGCTTTTACTAAAGCAATTGCAAAAGGAGGAATATTAATATGACACCTAAGGAATATATGGAAGAGGCCTATCTAGTTGACCAAATCATTGATGCAAAGCTTGAGCAGGTACAGTCCTTGAAGGAGTTGTCCACTAAAGCTACAAGTACTATCAGCGACATGCCAAGGAGTGCTACGCCTAATTTAAAGCAAATGGAAACAGTGATTTGTAAGCTGGTTGACCTGCAGCGAGAGATTAACTGCGATATTGATAGGCTAGTGGATTTAAAACGAGAAAGGATGCAGGTAATTAAATACCTTGATAGACCGGAGCAGCGAGTTGTTCTAGAGCTAAGGTATTTAAACTTTAAGAAATGGTCGGTGATAGCAAGCATTACAGGTTTTAGTATTCGTCAATTGTATAGAATCCATGATGAAGCCCTAAATTCTCTAAAAAAAATAAAACATGTCACTCTTTTGTTGTAGATGTCACTATGCCCTTTGTGATATGATATACTCAGCAAAAGAATATAAAGTGGTACCAAGCCTTAGAGGGCACGAACCTCTAGGGCTTTTCTTATGCCCAAATTCAGGAGGAAGTAGCTATGGACTTAAAGACTAAACATAAATTAAAGCAAGAGAAAGCTCATGCCATGAAGCTGAGACGCAAGGCAAAGCTACTAGAAAGGTTGGTGCGTAATGCCCAGACGACCTAAGAGACCTTGTGGCTATCCTGGCTGCCCAGAGCTGACGGAGGGTAGCTATTGTGAGAAACATCAAAAAGAAGTGTATTCACACTACAACAAATACAGACGTGACCCTGAGAGTAAGAGACGCTACGGCAGAGCTTGGAAACGGATACGAGATAGATATATTGCCAAGGAACCTTTTTGCGAGCTGTGCAAAGCTAGTGGCAGGCTGGTCTTAGCTGAAGAGGTGCATCACATTAAACCTTTAAGTGCCGGCGGAGACAGTAGCGAAGAAAACCTCATGGCTCTTTGCAAGAGCTGCCACTCTAGAATCACAAGACAGTATCAGCGTAGCTTGTAGATAGCCTGTTTATCACGTTTGCAAGTGGCGACATCCCACAAACCTAGTAAAAATGAGGGGCGGGGGAGTTGAAATCTCTAAAACGCAGTGCCAGAGCCAGCGACCGCCTCTATCACGCACAAAAACAGCGAAATCAAAAGGGTAATAGGAGGAAATCAAATGCCCACGAAGTCAAATAACACCGGTGGACGTGGCGGAGCAAGGCCAGGAGCCGGGAGAAAGAAAAAAGCGGTGGTTGAAAAAGCTACAAATGGTAACCCTGGAGGGCGCAAATTAGAGATATTAGACATACCGGAAATCAAAGGTGTGGAAATGCCTAAGCCTAATGAGCTTTTATCCGCTGAGCAAAGAGATGGTAGCATTTTACAAGCCGCTAGTATTTACGAGGAAACTTGGCAGTGGCTGAAGAGCGTAGGCTGTAGTGCGAAAGTATCTACGCAACTTTTAGAACGCTACGCAATGGCAAGTGCCAGGTGGATTCAATGCGAGGAGATGACGAACAAGCTAGGCATGCTTTCCGTCCATCCAACCACGAAAGCTCCCATTCCGTCTCCTTTTATAAATATCGGTATTAATTATATGAATCAAGCCATGAGGCTATGGAATGAAATATTTCAAATAGTAAAAGAAAATTGTAGCACTGACTATGACGCACCTACTCCTCAGATGGATTTGATGGAGCGTCTACTTAGGGCGAGAGAGAATAGGTGATGACATGGATAAAAGCACGCAATATTATTTAGCTGATGTCAAAGAGCTAATACCATATGCTAGAAACGCAAGAACTCACTCCGATGAGCAGATTGCTCAAATTGCAGCGTCTATAAGGGAGTTCGGTTTCTTGTCTCCTATCATTGTGTCAAAGGACAATACCATTCTTTGTGGCCATGGGAGGTTTTACGCAGCACAAAGATTAGGCCTTACTAAAGTGCCTTGCATTAAAGAGGAATACTTAACGGAAACGCAGCGCAGAGCGTATATCTTAGCCGATAACAAATTGTCCTTAAATGCCGGTTGGGATAATGAAATGCTTGCTGTGGAGTTAGAGGATTTACAGAACAGCTTTGATATAAATTTAATTGGCTTTGACGCTAAGGAATTAGCTGCTCTCTTTGACGATGGATTGGACGCTAAAGACGATGACTTCGATGTGGACGAAGAACTTAAGAAACCGTGCTTTAGTAAAGCTGGTGACTTGTGGCATTTAGGAAAGCATCGCTTGGTTTGTGGAGATAGCACAAAAGTTGCTACCTATGACCTGCTCATGGATGGTAAAGAAGCAAATCTAGTAGTGACGGACCCGCCTTATAATGTAAATTACGAGGGTAGTGCTGGTAAGATTAAAAATGACAATATGGAAAACAGTGCTTTTTACCAATTCTTGTTAGATGCCTTTACTAATACAGAAAAGGTCATGGCTCAAGATGCTAGTATTTATGTTTTTCATGCTGATACAGAAGGGCTTAATTTCCGCAGGGCATTTGCCGATGCGGGTTTTTATTTATCCGGCACTTGTATTTGGAAGAAGCAAAGCCTAGTCTTAGGGCGCTCTCCGTATCAATGGCAGCATGAGCCTGTGCTTTTTGGTTGGAAACGTAAGGGCAAGCATGAGTGGTACACAGGCAGAAAAGAATCTACTATTTGGGAGTTTGATAAGCCTAAGAAAAATGGTGATCATCCTACCATGAAACCTGTCCCACTTTTGGCATATCCAATTAAAAATTCTAGCATGAGCAATTGTATCGTCCTCGATCCCTTTGGAGGGAGTGGGTCTACACTAATTGCTTGTGAGCAAACGAATAGAATTTGCTTTACGACAGAGCTGGATGAGAAGTATTGCGATGTAATTGTGAAACGCTATATTGAGCAGGTTGGTTCTAGTAGTGATGTGAAACTAGAACGTGACGGTGTGCTTTTAAAGTACGAAGAAGTGCCGGGAACTAGCTCTTAGCCTAGCTGTGAAGTATACAGTATCTCTTGCCTAATTAGCTTGCTATTATGTGCCTTTAGAGCGAATATGTACATAACAAAACAAAGCGAGGCACACAAAATGAAAATCAATTTTAACTTAAAAGGCGAAGAGAGAAAGGCTTTAGTAAAGGCAGTTAGCGAATTAACAGGTGCAAAGGCCACTTACCAAGGAGTGCCAAGCATGGCTTACATGGTAGATTATTTCACCATCACCAAAGAGGGCAACTTAGAATTTGACGATAGGGCAGACAGTGAGGAGATTGAAAACTTGCTGGACGGTTTGGCAGAGCGTGGTTTTACCCTCCATGATGAAAAGCTAGAAGCTATGGCAGCAAAGCTGAATGCGGTGGAAGAAACTTCTGAAGAAGCTGAAAAGATAGACTACACTATTAGCATTCCCTTGGAACATGTAGATTGCGGTAAGCTAACCAAGATTCTAGAGGTCAAAGGTGACCTTATTAAAAAGGCGCTAGGTATTGAAGAACTACCCATTAAGATTGATGCAGAGAAGGTTTCCTTCCCTTGGTTTAGAATTGAGCCTGAATACGAAACTTGCCAAGCGATGGCGGAGCTTGTGGTAGCACTTTGCAAAATGAGTAAAGACCAAAAACGCATTACCGCTCAAAAGAAAGAAGTGGACAACGAAAAATACGCCTTAAGATGTTTTCTTTTAAGGCTCGGCTTTATCGGCAAAGAATACAAAGAAATCAGAAAGACCTTGCTTAGTAAACTTTCCGGTAACGCAGCTTTCAAGGGAGGTGCGAAATAATGAACTTCCCATCTAGAGAAACAGTGGAACATTTAAGAAAGCGTTATCCCGTAGGAGCTACAGTGGAGCTTCTGCGCATGGAAGATTTTCAAGCTCCTCCTATTGGTACAAGAGGCACGGTGACAGGCGTGGATGACGCAGGTTCCGTGATGGTTAATTGGCGTAATGGCAGCAGCCTGTCAGTGGCCTATGGTGAAGATTTATGTAGGGTGGTGCGAGATAATGAATAAAGCTAAAATACGTGCTCAGATATTAGCTATCCGCGACTCCGGCGAAACTAATATGTTTGCTGTAAATATGGTGCGGGTCCTGGCTAATTCCAAAGGCTACTATGAATTGGTGCTTTTTATTGAGGAGCACAAGGCAGAATATGTGCATTTCATCCTCACAGGAGAACTGTAAAGTATACAGTATCTCTCACAGTATTCGCTTGCTATTATGTGTCTTTAGAGCGAATATGTGTATAACAAAAGCAAAGGAGGAAAGCACCATGTGGAGAGAAGGAGCACTGGTTTTAGGAAAGGGTAACATTTACCATTACGAGATTAAGGTTTATGAGGAGCCAAGTGAGTACGGTATTGAAGGCGGTAAGATTTCCAAGCTGCTGATAAAACAGGACGGCAAAGAAGTAGCCTCCTACGATAGAGGGTGGGATGTTGAGCCAACATCGGAAGAAGCAGAACTTGCCCTAGCCATTTTATTGAAAGAGCACAATTAAGGAGGACGCACCATGAAGAACCTACAATTGCTAGACGACTTACACGCAGGAAGACTTGAGGGCAAAGATTTAGGAGATATAAACCACACAGCCTTTTGGGCCTACATTTACAGCCAAGAAGCTGATAATGAAACCTTGAACTTTAATGAAGTCATTTGGGACCACGATGTAGAAGATATCATCAAATTTTGCCATGCATTTGCTATCAACGAAATTACCATTAGCAGCAACTTCTCGGGACTTATTCCTACCTTAGCCTTATTTGAAAAACTAGGCTGCAAGCTAGAGGGCTTGACCGAAGTTAACGATAGATTCAAAGATTACGCTACTGGCGAGGTGAAAAAGCTGCCGGCGCTTAAGATAAAGATTGCTTAACAACTAAATAAAGACACAGGGCCATACGGCTCTGTATCTCGTAGTCACCTTTGGGGGTGGCTATTTTTTGTGCCAGAAAAGGGGGGAGGTGAGCACTTGTGGAAATTGAAAAGGTACAAACCTACAAAATTTAAAGCTAAGACATCAACCTATGATAAGGAAGCTGCGGATTATGCTGTGGGTTTCGTAGGATGTCTTAGTCACACTAAAGGAACATGGGCTGGTAAGCCTTTTGAGCTTATTGACTGGCAAGAGCAGATTATCCGAGATGTCTTTGGTACCTTAAAGCCTAATGGCTATAGGCAATTTAACACAGCATATATTGAGATACCCAAAAAAATGGGGAAAAGTGAGCTGGCAGCTGCTGTAGCTTTACTCCTTTGTTGTGGTGATGGAGAGGAACGAGCAGAGGTTTACGGCTGCGCGGCTGATAGACAACAAGCTACTATCGTCTTTGATGTAGCTGCAGACATGGTACGCATGTGTCCTGCTTTAAATAAACGCGTGAAGATACTAGCATCTCAAAAAAGAATTATCTTTGCTCCGACCAATAGCTTTTACCAAGTGCTATCTGCTGAAGCCTATTCTAAGCATGGCTTTAATATTCATGGTGTAGTCTTTGATGAATTGCACACCCAGCCTAATAGAAAGCTTTTTGATGTTATGACTAAAGGTTCTGGGGACGCAAGAATGCAACCATTGTATTTCTTAATTACTACAGCCGGAACAGATACTAATTCTATTTGCTACGAAACGCATCAAAAAGCTAAGGATATTTTAGAAGGACGCAAGCATGATGAAACCTTTTACCCAGTAATTTATGGCGCTGAAGAAACCGATGATTGGACTGATCCCAAAGTGTGGAAGAAAGCTAATCCTTCCCTTGATATTACCGTAGGCATAGATAAGGTCAAAGCAGCATGTGAGTCTGCTCAGCAAAATCCTGCTGAAGAAAACTCCTTTAGACAGCTTCGCCTTAACCAATGGGTAAAACAAGCTATTCGCTGGATGCCTATGGATAAATGGGATGCTTGTGCTTTTCCGGTGAATGAAGATAGTCTAAAAGGCAGAGCTTGCTATGGGGGACTTGATTTATCTTCGACTACGGATATAACGGCTTTCGTTTTAGTATTTCCACCAGAAGATGAAAACGATAAATACATTGTTTTACCATATTTTTGGGTACCAGAGGAAACGTTAGACCTTAGGGTAAGACGTGACCATGTGCCTTATGATACTTGGCAGAAGCTCGGCAAGATAGAGACCACAGAAGGCAACGTAGTGCATTATGGCTATATTGAAAAGTTCATCGAGCAGTTAGGCGAGAAGTATAACATTCGTGAAATAGCCTTTGATAGATGGGGTGCTGTGCAGATGGTGCAGAACCTAGAGGGCATGGGGTTTACTGTTATTCCCTTCGGACAGGGCTTTAAAGATATGAGTCCACCTACTAAGGAGCTGATGAAGCTTACCTTGGAGCAGAAAATAGCGCATGGTGGTCATCCAGTTCTGCGTTGGATGATGGATAACATTTTCATTCGCTCCGACCCTGCCGGCAATATTAAAGCAGATAAAGAAAAGTCCACGGAGAAGATAGATGGTGCCATTGCTACCATCATGGCTCTTGATAGGTCGCTAAGAAATGATGGCGTTAGTGGTTCTGTGTATGACGAGAGAGGACTTTTGGTCTTGTAGTTAAAGATACCAAGGTTTATAATATAAATAGATAATAAATTCGGGGGTGTTTTCGATGAAGAAAAAAACAATTTTATTTCTTATAATGTTTTCTCTTGTATGTAACTGTGTTTCAGCTACATCGACCGTTATGTTAAAAAATACATCTGCTAAAGAGTTATCAAATTTCATAATTACTAATTTTGTTGTGCCAGGAAATGGGCAACTACTCTGGCAGACGGATAATAGTATTGCCATTAATTTAAAGTCTTATAGCCAAAACACATTTAACCAAGTAATGTTTGGTAATGACGTGCAATGTAGATACACATTCAACTTTGCACCTATAGATAATGACTTGTCAACAGGTATTGATTGTGAAATAATAATGCATCCTAATACTGCTAGAGAAATGAGAAGCGAAAATAAGGCAACGAGAAAAGAAACAGAAAAATTAGTAAATATTTTTGAAATAACATTTAATGGCGTATACAGATTTGGCATGGATTATAAAGCTAAATCTAAAGGATTGCTTATTACAGATATTACACAGGGGGGAGCCTTTCAATTCGCTAATATCAATGTTGGTGAAACAATAGTTAGCTTGAATGGTAAGACCGTTAAAGAACTTGGAAAGGAAGGTGTGGATGACCTTATTAGATTACATAATACTATAGAATTTGGTATAGAAAATTCGAGTAAAATTGTCAGAAATGTTAAAGTTGAAAAAAAATACTATCCACCAGTTGGTAGAAATAAATAAGAGTGAATGTGGAAAAGGACGTTTTTAATGGAGCGTCCTTTTCTTATGCCCAAAATCAAGGAGGCGATTAAGATTTTAGAGATTTTACACAGATTATTTAGGACGAGGGCAGAACCTCAAAACAGTATCAATGGAGACAATTTACGGTTCTTTTGGGGTGCTACCTCTAGTGGCAAGAGCGTCAATGAACGTAGTTCGCTCCAAATGACGGCTGTATACTCTTGCGTCAGAATATTATCTGAAACCGTGGCAGGCCTGCCCTTACACGTCTATCGGTATAACGAAGCCGGTGGTAAGGAAAAGGCTATCGACCATCCTTTGTATAGGCTACTCCATGATGAGCCAAATACGGAGATGACCGCTTTTGCTTTTAGGGAAACCTTAATGAGCCATTTACTCCTGTGGGGTAATGCCTATGCTCAGATTATTAGAAATGGCAGAGGAGAGGTCATTGGACTATACCCTCTCATGCCTAACAAAATGAAAGTAGATAGAGACAATAGGGGCAACATTTACTACACCTATTCACGCACTCAAGACGATACCAAGCTTAGTAAACCTGGGGAAGTAGTGCTTAGCCCTCACGAAGTTCTACATATTCCCGGTCTTGGCTTTGATGGTATCATCGGTTATTCGCCCATTGCTATGGCGAAAAACGCAGTAGGTATGGCTATTGCTTGCGAGGAATATGGTGCTAAATTTTTTGCTAATGGTGCAGCTCCCGGTGGTGTGCTAGAACATCCGGGCATCGTGAAAGACCCAGAAAGGGTGCGTCAAAGTTGGAATAGCGTCTACCAAGGAAGTAGCAATTCTCATAAGGTAGCAGTGCTGGAAGAAGGTATGAAATATACACCTATTGGTATTTCGCCTGAGCAAGCACAGTTTTTGGAAACAAGAAAATTTCAAATCAATGAGATAGCTCGCATTTTCAGAGTCCCTCCCCATATGGTAGGTGACCTTGAAAAGTCGAGCTTTTCTAATATAGAGCAGCAAAGCATGGAGTTTGTAAAATACACCTTGGACCCGTGGGTGGTGCGCTGGGAGCAGACAATTAACCGTATGCTTTTTTCTAGCGAAGAAAAGAAAACCTACTTTGTGAAGTTTAATGTAGACGGCCTTTTACGTGGCGATTATCAAAGTCGCATGAATGGCTATGCTACGGCAAGACAAAACGGGTGGATGAGTGCTAACGATATTCGAGAATTAGAGAATTTGGACAAAATACCGGTTGAGCTAGGTGGAGACTTATATCTCATTAATGGGAGTATGACGAAACTAGAAGATGCCGGTATTTTTGCGAGGAAGGAGGAAAACAACGATGAAGAAGTTTTGGAAGTGGGAGACGAGGAAGATGGTCAACAAAGAAACCAACGAGGAAGTCGAGGAGCGCATGCTAATCATTAACGGTACTATTGCTGCAGAGAGTTGGCTGGATGATGACGTGACGCCTAAGATTTTTAAGGAAGAATTGTTAGCTGGCACAGGCGATGTGACAGTTTGGATTAATAGTCCGGGCGGTGACTGCATCGCAGCTGCGCAAATCTACACTATGCTTTCGCAGTACAAAGGCAATGTCACTGTGAAAATTGATGGAGTAGCAGCAAGTGCAGCTTCCGTCATTGCAATGGCAGGACGTAAAGTCTTAATGAGTCCTGTATCTATGCTTATGGTGCATAATCCGGCTACTTGGGCCGCAGGAGACAAGGCTGAATTTCAAAAGGTAATAGCTATGCTTAATGAAGTAAAGGAGAGCATTATTAATGCCTATGAGCGTAAGAGTAGTCTTAGCAGAACGCAACTTGCCCATCTCATGGACGAGGAAAGTTGGATGAATGCTAACAAGGCTGTGGAGCTTGGCTTTGCCGATGGTATTTTGGAGCGCAAGAGCGTTGAAAATAATATTGAAATGCCTGTGGTAGCGGAGATTTATTCTAAGGCTTATGTCACTAATTGCTTTAAAGAGAAAATCATTAAAATGTGCAAAATTGCTGCGCCAGTAAAAGAGGAAGAACTGATAGGAACTTCGGTAGATAAGTATTTGGAAGAACTAAATCGTATAAAAAATCATATATAACCTAGGAGGAATTTAACATGAATGTAAATGAATTGCGTGAAAAGAGAACTAAATTATGGGAAGGCGCTAAGGCGTACTTAGAAACTCATCGTAATGAGAAGGGAACGTTAAACGCTGAGGATGATGCAGCCTATAATCGGATGATGGAAGATATGGACGCTTTGGGCAAGGAAATCAAGCGTATGGAAAAGCAGGAAGCTATGGACAAAGAATTAAACCTAGCTATTTCCACTCCCTTAACTGCTAAACCTCAAACAGGCACTATGGCTGAAAAGGAAGGCCGCGCAAGTGATGCCTACAGAGAAGCCATGCTGGTAGCACTGCGCAGTCAATTTAAGCAAGTGCGTGATGTCTTGCAAGAAGGGGTGGACACAGATGGTGGCTATTTAGTGCCGGAGGAATATGACTCTCGTTTAATTGATATCTTAAACGAAGAGAATATTATGCGTAATCTTGGCCATAAAATCACTACTTCCGGTGATCACAAGATTAACATCGCAGCTACTAAACCTGCAGCAGCATGGATTGATGAGGGGGAAGCACTGACCTTTGGTGATGCTACCTTTAGTCAAACCTTACTGGACGCCCATAAGCTCCACGTAGCTATTAAGGTGACGGAGGAACTGCTCTACGATAACGCTTTCAATTTAGAAAGCTACATCATCACTGAGTTTGGTAAGGCATTAGCTAATGCTGAAGAGGATGCCTTCTTAAATGGTGATGGTACTGGTAAGCCTCTAGGTTTATTTGCTGAAACCGGTGGTGGCACTTTGGCTGAAACTTTAACCGCTGGCATTAAGTCTGACGATATGATTAGCCTTATTTATGCGTTAAAGAGACCTTATCGCAAGAGCGCCTCCTTCATTATGAATGATCAAACCTTGATTGCTTTGCGTAAATTAAAGGATACCAACGGAGCCTATATTTGGCAGCCTTCTTACCAAGCAGGTGAGCCGGACAGAATCCTAGGCTATGCTATTCACACCTCTGCTTATGCGCCAAAGGACGCTATTGCCTTTGGTGACTATAGCTACTACAATATCGGTGATCGTGGTACTCGCAGCATGAGTGTACTTCGTGAGCTTTTTGCCGGTAACGGTATGATTGGCTATGTAGCAAAGGAACGTGTGGATGGTAAATTAATCCTTCCTGAAGCAGTGCAAATCTTAAAGCTAGGCGCATAGGAGGCAATAAATGGCAGAGCTATTAATTACAGTAGCAGAAGCCAAAGAATATTTGCGAGTGGACGGAGATGGGGAGGATAAACTCATCTCCTCCCTTATTCTCTTGGCTCAAAAATATGTAAGTGATGTTTTGAAATGGGATGTATCGGAAGAACGCATGGAACCACCCATTAAGCAGGCTATCTTAATAGTCACTGAGCACTTTTATGAGGAGCGTAGCGGTGCTGATGTGCCCAAGGTGGTCATGACACTTCTTCGCCCTTACAGAAATGTGGGGTGGTAGTATGAATCCAGGACAGCTTAATAGTAGAATTACCTTAAAGCATTTAGTGAAGGTGGAAGACGAAGCCGGTGGCTACGAGGAGCATTATGAGCCTTATGCTACAGTGTGGTCTAAAGTGGTCAATAAGACCGCAGCTAAAAGTTTAGAAGCAGAAGAAATTATATCCATAGCAGACTATGAAATTACCCTTAGATTTAGAAAAGACGTTCTTTTTACGGACAGAGCCTATTCAATTGACAAAGAATTTATTCAGCTCGCACCCAGTGTAGATGTCCTCGAAAAGCACAAATATCTAAAACTTTTAGTAAGACAAGTAGTACCGGAGGGGCTAGATGAGTGAAATTAAAGTAGATGGACTCGAACGTACAGTTTCGAAGTTACAGGAAATGCGTATCGCGTCCTCAGAGGTAGTGCAAAAGGAAACTAGAGCCGGTGCTAATGAAATACGTAAGCGTGCTAGGCAATTAGCACCTAAACGTACCGGTAAGCTGCGCAAAAGTATTAAGGCGAAGCGGTGCAAGACCAAGGATGGTTATTTGGTGAAGCCGTACTATTACGTAGCTCGTTTTCAAGAGTATGGCACTAGGCGTGGCACTCCTGCGGTAGGCTTTATGAAACGCACCAGAGAAGAACTCCTGCCTAAAGTGCAGGAGCACATTATGGCTGCCATCGCAAAGGTGGTGGGCAAATGAATTTGCAGCTTATTAATAAGTCTATTTACGATAGACTGCGAAATATCAAAGGTATTACCGTAGCAGATAGCGTTACAGTAAATGCCAAACGTCCCTATATAGTGTTGGCTGAAACAACAGTTACTTCCTGGAACTCCAAAACCACCCAAGGTTATGAAGTCACCACGGGAGTACTTGTTTATTCGGACTATAAGGGTGATAAGGAAATAAATGAAATTGTGGCCAAGGTACATGAAGTGCTTAGTAGTAAGATTTTATTGCCTTTAGGCTACAAGGTCATCACGCAAAGCATTGAAACAGTTAGTGTGGAGCGGATGGAAGAGTACCGAGAAGCACAGCTAGATGTAAATTTAAAAATATTTAAGGGGGAATAAACCATGAGTGGAACACCAGTAGATGGCGTAGATTTTTTAATTAGTGTGAATACAAGTACGACAGCAGTACCGGAATACAAGATTTTAGGGGGTCAGAGGAGTGCTACCTTTAAGCGTCAGGCTGACGAAATAGATGCCAGTTCTAAAACCAGTGAAGGTTGGAAGGATACTATTCCAGGGCTTCGCAGCTGGGGCATTGATGCAGATGCCTTAGTGCTAGAAAGTGACGATGCCTACGCAAAGCTTGACGAGTGCTATATGAATAGAACTCCTGTGGATATTAAGTATACGCGCAAGGACGGCTCCTTTTGGACGGGCAAGGCAACTATTACCGACCTTTCCGAATCCAGTCCTCATAACGATGTAGCAACCTATACCTTGACCTTGTCCGGTATTGGTAAGCCGGTAAGAACTGAGGCAGAAGTAGCAGGAACGGAGGATGGCGAATGATTTATATTAAACTAGATGGTAAAGATAAACCCTTGCGTTATGACATCAACTCCGTGACACGTATTGAAGAACTCTTTGGTGGTAAGAGTTTAATTACTATGCTTTCTAATCCTGCCTATTTTGGCTTTAGTCTTATTCGCGCTCTCTTATGGGGCGGTTTAAGATATCGTGAAAAAGGTTTAACCTTGGACAGAACGGGCCTCCTCATGCAGGAATATTTAGATGCAGGTGGTTCTTTGGGAGATATTAGCGATAAGGTAATGGCTGCTCTTATGGAAGCTGGTATCTTTAAAGCAAATGCTGAGGAAGAAGTGAGCGAAGAGGAAGAGGGTTTAAACTAGCTCAGTCTTGCACGGAATATGCTGAGGAGATGGCAGGATATGCTCTGGTGGAACTTGGCCTTAAGCCTTGGGAATTTAAAAGGCTTACCCTTAGTGAATTTATGCGCATGCTAAAGCTTCAAAGGGAGGCTAAGCGCCAAGGGTATATCCGCAGGGCTGAGCTAGTAACTATTGTGATAAACGCCTGTGGAATGAATCTCAAAAAGGGCGTAGAAGTAAAAGATTTATTAGGTTTCGATCCCTACAAGAAGGAAACGGAACTAATTACCAAAGAAACTGCAGCAGAAGATTTGGCGCTACTTAAACAAAAGCTAGGAGGTGAGAGCAGTGGACGCTAAGACTATGACTATCTTTGTTAGGGCAAATATTGAGAACCTAAGCAAGAATTTAGCTCAAGTAGAAAAGAACATGAATACGGTCTTTGGTAAAAATACCATGCAGCTATCTAAAAAGTTTGCATTAGGCATAGGGGCAGCAGCTGCTGCTCTCGGTGCTTTTAGTGCTGCCTGTATCAGTGCTGCAGATAAAGAGCAGGAAACTATCCGTATGTATACCAGCCTTATTGGCAGTGCGAAAGAAGCTAAAGCTCTCATGGCGGACTTATCTAATTGGGGTACCAATGTACCTTTTAATATGGATGAGATGGAAAACACAGCTAAGAAGCTCCTAGCTACAGGCGTAGCAGCTCAAGACCTCATTCCTATTCTAGATAATCTAGGTAATGCAGCTGCTATGACCGGTAGTGGGCAAGCTGGAATAGACGCTATGACGGACGCTATTAGCCGTATGAGCATGACCGGCACTGCCACCTCTAAGGATATGAAGCTCTTAATTAATAACCAAGTGGATGCCTATGGGTATTTAGCTAAATACCTAAATACGGACGTTGCCACAGCTATGGACATGGTGAAGAATAAGAGCGTGGATAGCGGTACTGTGATAAACGCTTTAATGCAAGGTATGCAAAAGGACTTCAAGGGCGGTATGGATAACATGGAAAAGTCCATCTCCGGTATGCTAGGTACTATTAAGTACAACCTTGGTGAGGCGATGGAGGATATCGGTGGAGCTCTCATGGATAGCTTTGGTATTACTGACATCATGGCAAAAGCCACCGAAGCAGTGCGCAAATTCACTGTAGCCATTAAAACCTATGGCGTCAGAGAAACATTAGAGAATTTCGTACCGCCTTGGCTGGAAGGGACTATTTTAGCTATTGCAGCTGCTATGCTAGGCGCAGCAGTTCCGTCCATTTTAGCTATGGCAGCTTCCTTAGCCTCGGCAGTCGTAGCAGCCTTGCCCTTTATTGCTGTGGCAGCTGCCTTAGCTGTGGTAGCTTTTGTGGTATATAAAGCGTGGGAGCCGCTAGGAGATTTATTTAGTAATGTGTGGAGCTATATTGTTAGCTCCTGCACGAAAGCCTGCAACAGCGTTTTAAATACCTTGTATGGCTTTGTGCAAAAGGCTATTAATTATTTAAGACCGGTCTTTGATTTATTTGGTATGGATGCTGCTGCAGATAGATGGTCTGCTGCCGTAAGTAAGAAGCTACAAGTAACTTCAGAAAATATCGTCACAGCAAACGAAAAGCAAAAAGCAGCTAGTAGCGGTATGGATATGTCCGTAGATGCTATTATGGCAAAATTAAAGGGGAGCGGTAAGACTATCTTTGATGTGCCGGATATACTGGCAGATACCAAATGGCAGGGGTGGCATGGAAAGACTGTAGAAGGTAGCAGTGGTGCCAGTGGTACGGATAAGAAGATAAATTCCATAGATAAGAACACGGCAGCTATTGCTAAAAGCACTACCAGTGGCAAGATAGCGGTAGACAAAATGCGTGCTCTCCAAGGTAAGATTGCTTTTTACGCAGCAGATGGTACGAATTGTATGCGTACTATTGGTATGGCTTTAGAAGGTACGCCTTTTGAAGGTGTTATCAATGTAGATACTGCCTACGAGATTGCGAAAAAAGAAGGCCTTGATAGAGGGACAGATTATACACCTAAAGCTGGGGATACTATTCTAGTGGGTGGCTATGATAAATATGGCAATTGGGACCCACGTATGCACGCTGCTATGGTCACAGAAAATAATGGCGTTATCCAAAATGGGAAAAGCCATAACGGGGTATATGAATCTGGCCTTACTCCTCAGCAGATGTTTGGGGACGATATTACTGGCTATATTGCGACAAGTCAGCTTTTCGGAGATAGCTATGATGCCGTAGGGAAAAAGAGTGCTAAGAGCTTAGTACAACAAGCTGCAGAATGGGCAGAAAAGTTAAATGCCATCAAGGATAAGGCTAAAGAAATAGCTACAGAAGTAAATAATCGGCTAGAGCTTGTAGGCCTTAAAGGCGTAAGGCGAGATTTGATAGAAGTAAACCAAGAAGCTAAAAAGAACATAAGCGACATGGAAAACCGCTATAGGGATATGTCCTTAGAGTTTCAAAAGGCAGATGCTCTAGAACAAGAGGCTATGAAGCAAGCCTGGAAGGATGCCGGTATTGCTTTTGAAGAACTTGAGAATAAGAAAGTAGCCTTTGCTGCGCAGACTGCCAAGGAGCGTCAGCTCATAGAAGCTGAAACACAGCAGAAGATTAAAGACTTAAATTATGAGCGTCAAAAGTTTATAGATGATTTGGATGAAGCTAAAAAAGATGGGGACTTCACTCGTGCCTATGACCTTTTAAATACAGAAGAAGCTTTAAATGACCTACGTCTAGAAAATGCTAAGAACTTTGTGGATGGCTATATAAGTGTATGGAAAACTGCTCATACTGGCTATATAGATGCCCTAAAGAATTCTATTGGTGAAGTAAATAGTTCCTTTGAGAGCTTTTTCCAAAGTGTATTGTCCGGTAAGAAGAACCTGGGCGATGCCTTTGTAGATTTACTTTCTAGCTTTGTCAGTATGGTGCAGGAGATGGTAGCTCGTTGGGCAGCAGCAGAGCTTACGGAGAAAATCTTCGGTGGCTTTAGGAAAAAGGATAATACTTCTAGTGGTGGCGGTGGTAGCTTTTTAGGCAATCTAGGCGGCGCTACTGTAAGCTCCCTCTTTAGCATTCCAGGTAAAGCCAGCGGTGGTGTTGCAAGTGGTTTAACCTTGGTGGGTGAATATGGGCCTGAGTTAGTCCGCTTTAATAGTCCGTCTAGGGTATTTAATAATAGAGATACCAGAGCACTTTTAGGTGGCGGCGGAAACGTTAATATGTATGTGAATACTCCGGACGCAGAAAGCTTTAAACAGTCTAGAGCACAAATAACCTCTGGCCTTGCTGCCATGGTAGCTAGGGGAAGGAGAAACAGTTAATGAGTTCATTATTTCATGAAGTAAGATTTCCATTAACAGTAGGGGCTGGGTCCACTTTTGGACCTAGCTATTCTACGGATATTGTTACTATGCCTAATGGGGCAGAGCAAAGAAACGTGAATTGGAGCTACCCAAGATGTTCAGGTAGCGTATCTATGCCTGTCAGAGAAGAGGAAGATTTTTATAAGCTTTTGACCTTTTTTCACAATCGCTGCGGTCGTGCCTATGGTTTTCGCTTTTATGATTACTTTGATCATGTTGGGAACAGGGAATATTTAGGCAGGGGTGATGGTGGCATTAAAACCTTCCAACTGCGTAAATATTACATTGATGAAGAGCTGTGGATTGCTAAAGAACGGAAGATAGTAAAGCCTATAGAAGGTAGTTTGCATATCTACTTCATACCTATTGACGAGAAGGAGGACTTCTCTTGGCAGAAGGCTGTGGAGATAAAGCAAAATAAAGAAGGCGATGAACAGCTCTTTAATTGGAGCTGTGATTATAGCGCAGGTCTTATTACCTTTAATGTAGCTCCTGCTGTCAATACGCTAGTCGTAGCATCATTTAACTTTGATGTTCCGGTACGTTTTGACACCGACTCCATGACGGCTAATTGGGAATTAGTCCAAGCAGCAGGCTGGACAGACGTGCCCTTGATAGAATTGAAGTTATGAGTATTGTAAAACAGCTAAACGAAAATACATTGCTGTAAATCATCTAAAAGCTTATAATAAAAAAAGAGAGCTTTATGGGGGTGATTGTATGAATACACTTAGTTTTAGACTAGATAGATTTGAATTTGGTGCTGATTCAAAACCAACCTTTGTTACGAGGATATTTATTGATGGTAAAGATTTTCTTGATATGATTGTTGATTACGAAAAGGAGTTTCTAGCAATTGGTAATGAAAAGGGTGCAGAAGGTGGTTTTGTACCTATTTATATTAGTGAGCTATATAACAATTTAACAAAGCATTGTTATAATCCCGTATTTGACTGGGAGGCTAATATTTTTGGCTGCGTTTGTGGTGTCACAGAATGTGAACCATTTACTATACGTGTTGATGAGGGGAGACGTGTTGTAGTTTGGTACGACTTTAGCAGGGCGTTTCGAGGAGATTGGACATATAGAAATTTAGGACCATATGTTTTTGAAAAAGAACAATATGATGATGCTATAGCGAGGTTAAAAGTATGGATGGATAATGATGACCTTGCTATGGAAGAATACTGTTTCCAAATGGTTATTGATATTGCTGATAAAATCGTTAACTTTCTAAAAAAATTGCCGCGCGATCCCAAAGTAAGCTTACCTGGTTCTTTTTGGACATCGATGGTTTATTTCTTTCAAGATGAAGATGAAGTTTATTGGGATAGGTATGATGATATTCTAGACGGTCAATTTTATAATATCTATTTTCCTTCAGAGGATATTGATAAAGATATGCTGGAACGGTATTTTGATGCACTGGACTCAGATGAATTTAAGCCCATTGATAAAGTGAAAAATGCCGTAAAAAGACGAATTTATAACATGGCTGAAAATGAAGAATTACCAATTGAAGAGGATGAACTAGAAGATGAAAACGAAAATGATGAGGACAGTAATGAGTATGCCCACTGGGACGAAGATGACGAGGACCGTAATGATGATTTGGAGGACCAGATAAAACCTGAATTGGTAAAAGAAGAATGTTTAAGAAGACTCAAATTAATAGTTCTGGATGAAACATGTATTAGCGAATTTGATAAATATGATACAGTTATGATAAGTGAGCCGCCTAAAGGTGCTTTATATGGACTAGAAACAGAGGATAAGGAAAACATCGCAAAACTAGAGGGCATTAATCATTGCAAGGTATATTTGATTGTGAGATCATTTACTAACTTAGGAACGATGGATTCTTTCTTGTTTGTAAATAACAGACAATCTGAATGGGAGCATCTAAAAGAACAATTAAAAGAAGGTTATGCACAGGCTTATGTCATAAATCATGATATATATGGTGTGGACTACGGGACTATTGGTTTACAAATGGCAAGTGGAGGTGCTCCAATAAGAAAGTTTTAGCTTTTTTTAAGCATTATCACATTAAATTGTGGTAGTGCTTTTTTATTGCCAGAAAAAGGAGGAGCTATGAGTGTATTAAGTATTTATGGTGGTGATGTTACGGCAGGAGATGCAGATGGTGACCTAATTACCAATGAGCGTAAGCTGGCCTTAAAAGGACTGCGTGGTAATCCAGTCACCAAAACATATGCCCTAAGAACCTTGGGTACTTCTACTCCTGCCTTAGTTGTGAAGATGGACATTATAGGACCACAGAAGGAATGGTTTAGCATTTCCCTGGACGGGAGCAAATGGGGCAATCATTTAGACGTGGCCTATATTAAAGGGGAGAATGTTTTATTCTTTATTAAATGCAATGTACCAGAAGACGCTGATTATGGTAATAACCTAGCTAACTTCTTGGTACTGGATTATTTTGGAGGTGTGTAATTTGGGACTGCATTTTATTATAAATGGCAAAGAGGGCGCACAAGATGGAGAGGAGCTTAGTCAAGGTGACTTTACTAACCCTCTACTTTTTGATGGTTTTTATCCTGCCGCAGGTGTAACTCTCTATAAAGGAAAAACCATATTTTTACGAGCGGATGAAGGTGAAGAGTACTATCTAGTGCAGGTGGAAATCAGAGGTGCTAATGCGCGTAAGTTTTACGTGGCTAATGGGGTAGGTTCAAACTATGGTATGGACTATTATGGCAGCTCTGTCAATGATTCTATTAACTACGGTGGAATTTATTACTATCGTGATGGATTGCTCTTAGGTAAGGTAGGAGATACCAATACGCCTATTAAAATATTAGCTTTGGTCAATGGTAATGAGGATGATAGTCCTGACCTTACCACAAAAATTTATGCAAGGAGCTGTTACAATGGCGCATCTTAAAGTTTATTTAAAAGGAACTCCTGGAGCTGCAGATGGTGAGGAGTGGACGGACGATACCACCATTAAGGGCATTATGACTAATACTCAAGCCAGTAGTAGAGGTCATGGTTGTGCTTTTTTGCCGATTTGTTTACGCTGCGAAGAAGGCTTTAAAGCTAGTAATGTAAAGCTAGTAGGCGTGAATAAGACCTACTATGTAATGTTCTATAGCGGTTATAATGATTCTGATCAATATTTTAGAACCTTAGAGCGGTTTAAAAAAGTGATGGCTAGCTGTAGTAAGAATGTTAATTCTCTCTATTCTTCTGCTACAGGAATTGATGTAGGCACGACCAATGTGCTGATCGTACTTGCCGTTATGGGAAATATTGACGATAGTACTTCTTTAACAGATTTAATCTCTATTTCGTATATTGAGGATGCGGTAGCATGAATGAAGTAATTGTTTTAAAAGCTAAAAGGCAGATAAATGTGGTTGCGGACAACGAAATAACGGGTGACGTTAAGCGTGTCTATAGCTCCGTTCCACTCATGCTAAAAGCAAAAAGAGCCATAAACATTCCAAGTGATGGTGAAATAACTGGTGATGTGGAGCGCAGCTATGAGCCTGGAGGATTTACGCTTAAAGCTAAACGTGCTATTAATACTCCTGCTGATAGGGGAATAAAAGCTGATGTGGAGCGTATCTGGACAACAGGCGGTATTCGCATTAAAGGTAAACGGCTCATCAATGTTCCTGCTGATAACGAAATACAGGGCGATTTTATTCGTATCGCCTTTGTAACTTTAGACCATATGTCGGAGCGACATAATATTCTTTTAACGGTAGAGCAGCCCTATGGCATACCTTGGATGCAAAGCGAAATCGTCCATAGCGCTTGGTGCTGGAAACTTACACGCACGGATGGTGTGGTATTGGGCTTTACTTCTCATGATCAGGATATTATCTATAACGGAGTAACCTATAAAGCAGCTACTGGTTTTGCCCCATCGGCGGTTTCTACTTCCGGAGACATGGCCGTAGATAATCTTGATGCGGAAGGAATGCTTCGAGGGGACTCTATTACTGCAGAAGATTTACGCAAGGGGCTTTATACCAATGCTGCTATTGAGGTATTTCTCATCAATTACCAAAATATTAAAGACGAAGTATTCCTCATGCGTAAAGGGACTTTAGGAGAAGTGACCTATGGCAAGAACGGCTTTAAGGCGGAAATACGTGGCCTTATGGAAGCCTACCAACAACAAACTGGCAAGGTGTATCAAAAGAGCTGCCGGACGAATTTAGGCAGTCGTGAATGTGGTATGTATCTACCAAATCTTACTTTTAGTGGCTATGTGAAAGGTATCCAAGAAGATGGTAGTTTTGTGATAGATGTAAAGCAGGCTGAGGACTATTTCTCCTACGGGATTATTACTTTTACCTCTGGAAAGAACGCTGGTAGCCAAATGGAGATAAAGAAGTACCATGCCAATGGTAGGACGGAGCTATTTTTGCCTTTAGGTGAACCAGTGGGTCTAGGTGATACTTTTACTATTGTGGCCGGCTGTGATGGGAATGCTACTACTTGTAGAAATAGATTTCATAATCTGGTGAATTTCAGAGGCGAGCCTTATATCATCGGGAATTCTTATTCAGCTAGTTATCCGGTCAGCTCCTCTAACAATATAGTCAGCGAAGGTGAAGATGTGAGAGTAGGTGCATATAAATGGGAATAACACGAAATGAAATAGTGGTAGAGGCTCAAGGATGGGTTGGTACTAAATGGCAACATCAGCAAGCCAAGAAGGGTGTAGCTTGTGATTGCGCAGGTCTTGCCAGAGGTGTTTATGCTGAAGTATCTGGTACGCATGTGGAAGTCATGGATTATCCACAAAGCTGGCATTTGTTTAAGAAGGAAGAGCGACTTTACGAAACATGCCAAGAACTTATGGATGAAGTAGCTCTTACCAGCATTAAACCTGGAGATGTTTTGCTCTTTGCTTTTAGACCGAGGTTTGTTAGTCACCATCTTGGCATCTACATTGGTCGCAATTTGTTTATTCATAGCGATATGGATGCAGGAAAGGTGATAGTAAGTCGTTTGGACAGCTTTTGGAAAGGTAGATTGCGCAGTGCTTTTAAGTTTCGGGAGGTGGTGGACTAATGGCAACTATTGCAGCGAGCCTAGTCTTAGCTGCTAATCCTATGAGCTTTTTCAGCTCTTTTTTAGTCATGGCAGCTGCTAGTATGGTAGATAGCTATATTATCTCTGCTTTAACGCCTGGTTCAGAAGTAAGTCAAGGTCAGGTAAATGATCTCTCCGTTCAAACTTGCACAGTAGGTACTGGTATGGCCAAAGGCTACGGCAAGGTAAGACTTACTGGAAATATTATCTGGGGGACGAAGTTTACCGAGCATATTAAGAAAACAACTTCTTCTTCTGGAGGTAAGGGCGGTGGCGGAGCTAAAACTACCACAACTACTTATACCTATTCTGCATCCTTTGCTATTGCATTGGCCAATGGCCCTATTGTAGGCATTGGTGATGTATGGGCGGATGGCAATGATATATCTTTAAAGGACTTAGATTACAGACTTTATACGGGAACAGACACGCAAATGCCTGATGACTTTATGGAGGCTATCGAAGGTGCAGGAAATGTGCCAGCCTATAGAGGTATGGCTTACATTGTCTTTCGTAATGTTATCTTGACGGACTTTGGTAATAGAATACCTACCTTTAGCTTTGTGGTAGAGTTTCCTAAAAATGATTTAAAAGAAATAGTGGAAGATATTAGTGAAGAAGCAGGACTTATTATTCAGCAGGAAGTAGATGCTACTAGCTTAGAAGGGCTCAAGGTAGATGGCTTTCTCCGCAGTGGTACTAAAACCTTCCGTGAGCAAATGGAAGAGCTAAGAGTGGTACACATCTTTGAAGGTGTGGAGCGCTTTGGGAAGATAGTCTTTGCTCCTCGTGACTTTTCTAGGGTAATAGCAGTAAGCTCAGGAGAAATAGGAGCCTATGAGAATAAAGCCAGTGATGAGCCTATTGCTACAGCTACCAAGTATGATATGGAGTTACCGAGACGTCTTACCATTAAATATCTGTCCAAGGATAATGATTACCAGACTGGTAGTCAAACTGGCTACAGACAATTAACCGGTGCTATTACGGAGCAAAGCGTATCTACTTCTGTAGTTTTAACAGATAGCGCAGCTAAGGCCGTAGCAGAGATGAGGTTGTACGAATTATGGATGGCAAGGACTAGTCATGATTTTAAGCTACCCATGAAGTATGGCTATATTTTGCCGGGAGATATTTTGCAATTATCCATGCCCAATGCTACAGGTACACAGCTGGTGGTAGTAAACAAGGCGAACTTTGGTAGACCTGGCATAAATGTAATATCTGCTACCAATGTGAATGCTAGTAACTATAAGCTAGTAACGCGTCCGGTGGATGAAGTGCCAGATGTCATAGAAAGTATTCCTAGTGAAGTATTTGTTTTTATTCTAGATTTTTCCAAGGTGCCTATGGATACTGCTAGCGGTGATGATTACATTTATCTAGCTATTGGTGCTAAGCAATTCTATGGCGCTAATGTTTACCGCTCTTATGATGCAGGCGTAAGCTACGAGCATCAGCTAACTTTTACTGGAGCCGCTACCTTTGGCAAGGCACTTACTGTTCTAGAAGGTGCAAATCATCAGTATTGGGATAATGGGCATAGCGTAGATATTGAACTAGCTGCAGGAGCTTTGGAAAGCCATAGCAAAGAAGAACTTTTGAACTTTGCCAATGCTGCAGTTTTGGGTGATGAGGTTATTCAATTTACAAATGCCGAGCTTATAGCAGAAAATACCTATAGGCTGAGTGGTCTACTTAGAGGACGCAATGGAACTGAGCATAGGGTAAATAGTCATGTCATAGGAGAACGATTTATTCTTCTAAGTGTTAGTGGCGTAATGCAGTTGCCTATTTCTACAGAAGATTGGTATTCAGAGGTTAATCTGAAGATTGGGCCTAGGGTACATAACATCATCAACGATAGCTACAAAAACTACAACTTCACACCTCAAGGTGAAATTTATAGGCCTTGGAGCGTGTGTAGCGTAAAAGTAAAGCGTGATGGTGCGAAATACATGATTTCATGGAAACGCAGAACTCGTAAAAATGGCGCCTGGAAGGATTATGCAGATGTGCCTTTAAGTGAAAATACCGAGGCCTACGAAGTGGAGCTATTAGATAAAGCTGGTAAGGTGTTAGAAACTAGAAGTACTGGTGTACCTAGCCTAGAATACGAAGGAGCAGGTTACATGGCCAGAATTTATCAAATTAGTGAAGTCAGAGGTAGGGGCCTAGGAATGGAGGTAATTTTATGATGACAAAAAGAATAGGACTGGAATACCTAGAGGTAAACCAATCCCAAAAGGAAGTAACGGTAAATGAAGCCTTTAATAGGCTAGACCTTTTCGTAGGCCTTACTGTAGATAATATTTTGAGCAGTCCTCCTAGCAGTGCTAGTGAAGGGGCTGCTTTTTTAGTAGGTACAAATCCTACTGGGGCCTTTAGTGGCAAGAAAAACTATATTGCACATTACCTCAATGGCGCATACGAATTCTATGCTCCCATTGAAGGGATGAGGATATATGTGACTTCTAGCAAAGAGGACTACAGATATTTATGTGCTACTTGGCTGAAGATAACTGAACCAAATATTCAAGTAGTGACAAGCCTTCCGACAAATCTTGTGGCTGGTGTTATTTATATGGTGACGGAATCATGATTACTATTGGGGGAAAAAAGGTGAAAAATATCATGGTAGGCAGTAAAAATGTCAGCAAAGTCTATGTTGGCAGCAAGCTAGTATGGTCAAGTGGTGAAATGCCAGTCGAGCCTACCAACATTTATGATAAGTTTGTGGCAGATATTTGGGCCTATGTGCGCTATGCAAATAAGGTATTTAATATTTCTACCAATGCTAGTAACCTCATGGCACGCTGCGTGGTAGAGCCTAAAACGACTTATATTGTAGAAATACTCATGGATACACGCTTTAGGGTATTTAGCTATACGGGCCAGCCGGTAAGTGGAACAGAGCTAAGCGCGGTCTTAATAGATGAGCTGGACGATAATGGGGAAGGTTCTCTTAATGCTAAACGCAGACTTACAATTACCACGGGCGCTGATCATAATATGCTTTATATCGGCTATTGGACAAGTACTGGTAGTTTAAGTTCAGAAGATGTGAGAAATAGCATAAAAATATATAAGGAGAGTGATTAAATGAATAAGGAAGCATTATATGGGGCTATTATGGATAGCCTCAAGAATTTACAGGACGTCTGGGCAGTAAAGCTCATGACGTCTTTTTTCTTGGCGGTAGTATACAATCTGCACGTGCAGCTCCTAGTAGCTTTCGCTGTTTTAGTGTTTTTAGACTTAGGCACTAAGTGGCTGGCATTATCCAAGATGCATTTGGAGAACCAAGGCAAGGAAACAAATCTTTGGTATGAGCTGAAGAATATACCAAAAGCAAGACGAGCTGGCTATATTCGCTCTATGGAAATGAAAAATAGATTTATTGGCAAGATGTTCATTTACTGCCTTTTGACTTTTGCCGGAGGTCTTGTAGATGTGATGCTCGTATCTCAAGCCAAGCCATCACTTGCTGTGGCACTAGTTGTAGGCTATTTATCCGTCAATGAGCTTTTATCTATTGTAGAGAATTTGGAAGATGCTGGCGTAGAAGAAGCGAAACGCCTTAAAGAAATTATCGATAAGAAAAGGGGTTAGAATTTATGAAGAAGATATCCTTAATTAAATTACGCAAACTAGCAAGACGTGCCAATGGCTATGTGGACACCATTTATGTCCATTGGAGTGCCGGGCGCTACCATCAGTTTTTTGACGATTACCATATCAATGTGGATGATGATGGCAGTATCTATATTAGCACTACTGACCTTACAGAAACCTTGCCACATACCTGGCAGAGAAATAGCAGAGCTATTGGTATCTGCTTTGCCGGCTGCTATGGGGCAGAGCCTCATAATGGCTTTGATACCGACTTTGGTGACTATCCACCTACGCAAGCTCAAATGGATGGAGTATGTCAAGCTATTGCAATTTTGTGTGAGGAGCTAGGCCTGCCTGTGGATTATGAGCATGTAAAGACTCACTGCGAGGCAGCAGAGGAAGATGACTATGGACCCAGTACGACTTGTGAGCGTTGGGACTTGTGGTATTTACCAGATTTACCTAATGAAGAGGCGGTTAAACATGGTGGAGAGGTAATTCGTGGCAAAACGGCCTGGTGGCAGAAAAAAACTGACCATAACATTTGAGTATGGTCAGTTAAAGTATTATTTAGCTAAAGGTGCAATTACTAAAGTTTTTCCTAAGGGAGCAAGAACCTTTAGCACCGTACTAAGATTGGGAGAGGTACTTCCTTTTTCCATTCTAGCAATGATGGGTTGCTTAACACCGCTAAGCTCTTCTAATTTCTTTTGACTAAGACCTTGTTCGTGTCGCGCTTTTATAAGCTCACCAATTAGAGCTACTCGCAGATTACTGGCTGCTATTTCTTCTGGGGTAAAGAATTCCTTTTCTACTTCATCCCAGCTGTGTCCAATAGGACTAAATTTTTTAGTGGTCATTTCTATTTGCTCCTTTCAGCGTATTCCTTATACATACAATACTTTAAAGTTATTGAAAATGCAAGTCATAATGCAAAAAATGCCATAAAGAATATTGGCAAAAAAACCTCTGAAAAACGACCGCGAGATTTGCCCTGTGAGCGGTTTTTAGAAGGTGGTTGGTACTGTTTGACCTATGAAAAAACGACTATAATACACACTTTGAGCATTATAGCCGTTTATTAGAATTTGAGGTGGTGAAATGGATAATGAAAAGAAAAAATATATGCTTTGCGGTGCTGTTTGCTTTGTGCTTATTTTGCTTGCCGGCTATTTCTTATGCAGGGACGTATCAGATAACGGAACAGGAACTCGCCCAATTAGAGATGAACTTACTACAGCTACAGGAAAGCAACGAGCACTCACAAAAGGAATTGAAGGAGTTGAAGCTAGAACTGAAAACATCCAAGAGCGAGTTAGTAAAAGCGAAGCAGGAATTGACGCTGCTACAGACCGAGCTGAGGACGTTGAGGGAAAACTCACTAGCTCAGGAGAGCTTATTGCAAAATGCCAACAAATCCTTAGAGATATACGCGCAAGAGGAGAAGCAAAGAACGAAAGCAATTAGGACTCAGCGCAATGTGGCATATGGCATTGGCGTAGGATTACTCTATGCTTTGATAAGGAAATAGTGGCTTTACTTACCCATCAGGGATTAAATTCCTTGGTGGGTATATTTTTTTGTGAAAAAGACCGCCAGCATATAGCTAACGGTCTAATGAAACTAAATGATTAAATCTGGATATTTTTCGCGGATGCAAGAAGCAATTTTTTTGAGTCTAGATAACATGGTTGTACGGTGAATGCCTAATTTGTTAGCAATGTCAGTGTCGGATAAACCATTAAGACGCATTGATGCCACTTTTAGTGCAAGTGGAGCAACGGTTTGTAGATGCTCGATAATATCCCCAGCTATAAATTGGTTGTCCACGGCATCTTCAAATGGTAAAATATCTGCTTCAAGAAATTCAAGCATATTGAAATCTTGACCTTCGTCAGATTGGTAAATATAATCTAACGAGAGCTGGTTGCCAGCAACTTTGTACTTGCAGGCTTCACAGTCCATGTCACAGAACCACCATTTTTTTCTTGGACAGATGCATTTACCGCATCGTTGTTGAGATTGGCGGTAGTAACTAATATGCTTTGTGCTTTCTCGATATACGTCTTCAGAAACCGGTACCCATATTTTTTGAGAACGTAGATAAATACTGAAGTTTTGCTCTTTTTTGCTTTGATTGTCATTGATTGCCATTTGATTTCTCCTCTCGAATTGTCGAGAAGCGGAGATAAACCAAATGGCTGCCAGTATTGCTTTTCATAAGATGGTCACCTCATACGGATTGCTCCGCCTCAAATTGGTGACCAGCCGTTCGTTAAGCTGGCACTGTATATTCAATTTCTTCCATCCATCAGCTACGAACACACTACCCGGCCGGGATAATAGTGAGCTGATTTCAGGAAAAGTAGTTTAATGTCATGCTTGGGACGTGCAGTTTGACGGTATGTGTCCTTTTCTCAATGTAAAAATCCATAATGAACATGAAATATCCTTTTCACAAACTAAAAGTTTGATAAATGGACACAGGCGTGATATAATATTAAAAACTAATTTTGCGTCAAATCCCCTGTGCCATTTGTTCTGCTTTTATTATAGAAAATGGCCCTTATTGATTTGGGGATGGTTTGGAGCACCGTGGTACATCGTGGTACAAATTAACGAGAAGGAGAAATATGCGTGGAATTCAAAGTATTTTTTTCAATGCTAAAAAACCGAATATCAGATGGTGCGGATGTCCCGTATTTCTTCAGAGATTTAATTGCGATGATTACGGATGTTGCGGAAGATGAATGGGGCACACCGAAAGACCCGTCAACGAAGTTATCAAAGGAAAGCACAATTCGGTCATATGCGAAGCGAAATTTGTCCCAGAAATTTGCGCAAAGCATTGTTTACAGACTGACACCAGAAGCCTTTGTAAGTACAATTGAAGATCGTCCGGATACAGTGCTGCGTCTGTTAGCCGAGGATTACAAGGGCTATGATGCATCTGCTGATGAGAGCAATATTGCAACACTGTTGGCGAATTGTTTTGTAGATATCATTCGCAGGACTGCCGGACTTGTGCAGCAGACAGAGTTAGAGAGGCAGAAGCAGATTCAGGCAGAAGTTGATATAAGAAACAGGTACGGAGATTACTTGATTAATGAAGCCGGTTATACATGTCCGTTTCCGGGTTGCGGGCATTCTCTTGTGATTAGCAATACTGGAAAGTCGACGAATTTGTTCAATGTTGCGCTTATAGATAAGAAAAAAGCGCCAGAGGTTTCAAACCTACTGGCGCTGTGTCCGAGATGCTATGGTACATATTCTGTTGATGATAATCCAAAGATTAGTAAGGAACTTAAATCTGTAAAAAAAATAATTATAAGTCACAATAAAAACATACAGCTACTGGATGACCTTCCGCTTGAAAAAGGGATTGTTGGTGTTATATCAAGGATACCGAAATTGAATGAAAAGGAACTATCAGTGGTATCTTTTGACCCAAAGGAGATTCAGCAAAAGCTGGAGCCTTCTGAGAATATGGCACTTTATATAACGGTAAAAACGTATGTGGCTACTTACTATGTTAAGCTTCGTGAAATCATGATGAATGCTGATAAACGTGGAAGCATTGATTATGACGAAGTACAAGACCAGATGCGAGCAATATATAAACGCATGAAAAAGACGAAAAAATCGAATGCGGAAATATTCAACGAGATTGCGCAGAAAATCCACAAGGTGAGCCTACAAGAGGATATTTACTGCCAAATTGTTGTATCCTACTTCATTCAGAGTTGCGAGGTGTTTGATGCAATTACCGAATAAATTATATTCATACAAAAACAGTACGCTTGCATTGATGCCGGTCGTACTAAATGAAATTAAACAAAATCCAATACCTGTGGAGTCTTTATATATCCGATTAAGATCTATACTAAAAGACCCAACAGACTTTATGTCCGTAATGGATTGTTTGTATGCACTCCGGGCAGTAGATATCAATGATGAGGGGGAGGTGTTTATATGCTTATAGAAATGTGGTCACCTGCTTTCAAAGAAAAAGGTGAACAGCGCCCACCGATTAGGTTTAAAAAAGGACTGAATGTTGTTCTCGGCAAAGAGGACGGCGCTATGTCTATTGGTAAATCATCAGCACTTCTTGCGATAGATTTTGTATTTGGTGGAAATACCTACATTAAGAGTGATGGTGTAAGCAAAGAAGGCCATCATATCATTTATTTTGCTTTTGAATTCGATGGAGATAAGAAATACTTTGCCAGAAATACAGGTGCTGCTGATACAGTACAAATTTGCGACAGCAACTACGAACTTACGGGTAATAGTTTTTCAAAGTCTGAATTTGTGGAATGGCTGAAAGTGCAGTATAAAATGGACTTCACAGGCATTTCCTTTAGAACTGCGCTAAGTAGCTTCTTCCGAGTGTACGGCAAGAAAAATACCGATGAGTTGAATCCGCTTCAGGGTGTGCGTGGACAGAATATGGAGAAATCCATAACCACCATTTTGACCATTTTTGATGTTTACAAAGAAATAGCTGGCCTTAAGGCAAGCGTCGAAGAGCACAAAAAGAAGCTTGATGCTTATAAGACTGCCAGAAAATATAATTTTATCTCTGACCTTGTCGGTGGAAAAACGAAATATGAGGAAAACCTTGCGAAGATTCGTTCTCTAGAGCTTCAGCTAAGTACGTTGATGGAGGAAGCGGAAAAAGGACATACGGAAGATGAGATAGAAAAGAACAAGCAGAAGTCTACCTTAACCACAGCTAAGTTGAATATAGAAACAGCGATACACTCCAAGGAAATGAAGCTACGTCTTGTGAAAATGAGCCTGGAGTATGGACTATATCCGACAGAAGCCGATATGTCGGCTTTGCAGGAGTTCTTTCCGAATGTAAATTTACGAAAACTGTATGAAGTTGAAATGTATCATCAGAAACTGGCGAAAATTCTTGATGCACAGTTTTTGAATGAGCAGACTGCTATTGAAAACGAAATTACAATGCTACAATCACAGCTCGAAGATGTGAAAACGCAAATCAAGGAACTCGGTTTTGTTGGAAATCTTTCAAAGGAATTTCTGGACAGACATTCTGAAATAAAGGGTGAAATAGATGCCTTGAATACACAGAATCAAGCTTATCTTACGTTGACAGACCTTCAGGAAGCCAAGGCTGCGGCAGATGAAATATTGAAAAGAAGTATTGAAGACATCCTTCGTGAAATAGAAACGAAGCTCAATACCAAAATGAAACAAATTAATGATTCCTTGTTTAGCACGCCGAGAAAACCGCCTCATATTCATTTCAATGAGTATAACAGCTATAGGTTTGAAACACCCGACGATACAGGCACAGGCTCAAACTTCAAGGGCATGATTGTATATGATTTGGCCGTTTTCTTACAAACGGCGCTTCCGGCGATTGCTCATGATTCCCTACTTTTCAAGAACATTGAGAAGGACGTGGAGGATGGAATCATTCGTATCTATGACAGTACAGAGAAACAGGTGTTTATAGCATATGATAAACAGGGCGACTGTAGGCCCAAAACCAGAGAGTGCTTAGAAAGAAACGCAGTGCTCAGACTATCTACAGATGGTTGCGAATTATATGGCAGGTCATGGAACAAGGAGGAAGGTGCACAAAATGAAGATGAGCTACAATAAGCTATGGAAACTACTAATTGATAAACAACTGAAAAAGTCCGATTTGAGAACGCTTGCAGGCATAAGTTCTTCTTCACTTGCCAAGCTCGGAAAAGATGAAAATGTGACAACAGAAGTTCTGGTGAGAATCTGTAATGCTTTGCAATGCGATGTTTCAGATATTATGGAATTCGTGCCGCCGATCGATAAAAGCGCAGAAAACGAAGAGGAGTCCTGATTAACGGACAGCGAAAGGAATAAGATTAGTATGGGCGTAATTATTACGGCCCGGAAGTTCTCTCCACAGAATCAAGCCGGGCTCTTAAAACCAATCGTTTATTGCTACCCGTATGAAGGCGTTACAGAACACGCCGTGTCAATAAATCTTGAATTGGCGCAGGCGCTAAAGGCCTTCAAACCAAAACGACGGACAATGCAAATAGAACGCTGTTTTGCGGAAATACTATCGAAGCTCCCGGAAGGAGTGGTGCTGAAAGATTTTGATGCGCTTTTTAATCCAGCTTACAAAATAGACGTGCTGAAAATATTGGTGAACGCATGTAAGATAAAAACATTTAGTGTGCTGTGGCCAGGAACCTTTGAGGGAAACAAGCTTATTTATGCCAAAGAAGGTTGTAAAGATTATAAAATCTATGATGTGAAGGACTACGATATTACTTGTATCGTATAAGGGGGTAATAGATATGAAATATTCAGAACTCATTAGTTTTAGCCCAATTGAGTCGACCTTGCAGTTGATTCAGTCCAACAGCAATAAGGCAGAGGAAATCAACAACATTAAAACCTACGTGATGTCTGAGGGCATGGCGCAGAGTATGAAAGCACCTGTTATCGACCAGTTACAGATGGATGAGGTCGTTGATAATAAAGGCGTGCTTATAGTTGGTAATTATGGTACTGGTAAATCTCACTTGATGAGCGTTATCTCTTCCATTGCTAAAGATGCAGACAATTTGCAGTATCTGCAGAATAAGACCTTTGCAAAAGATGTGGAATGCATCGCAGGCAAATTTGAAGTGCTGCGCATTGAAATTGGTGGCGTTACCATGTCACTTTACGATATTCTGTCGGGCTACATTCAGGATGACTTCGATAAAAGGAATATCGACTTCGAATTCCCGGAGCAGGCCACTGTTCGGAATCCCAAAAAAGTAATTCAGGATATGATGATTGCTTTCGCTGAAAAATATCCGGACAAGGGCTATCTGATTGTAGTTG